CCACCCTTTCTTCGTTAACAGCAAAGCCAGGAATAACCCGCACGCCGTGCCGCACGGCCTCGTTAGCCATTTCCTGCGCCAGTTCATTAAACCGCTGTGGATCGCGGCCGTAGGCCCATTCCAGCGCCGCGCTAGCGTCCTCCATGACCGCCACCCACCGCGTAACAAGTCCGGACGGCACCGCATCGGCACGTTTGGCTTGCGCGGTAAGCGCCTTGGCCTCCTTAAGTGCATATTCCGCCGCCTCGCGTTCGGCAAGATTACCCGCGCTTGCCTGCATTGCGGCTTGTGCCTCGGCTGTCTTGCGGTCGGCCTCGGCCTTGATGGCGGCGGCACGGTCGGCGACCTCGCGCGCTAGCTTAGCACGCCAAGGTGCAAGCAATGCCGCGCAGGCTGATTTACCCTTGTCTGCCTTGTCAATTGCCGGCTTGTATTTAGCCTGCACTGCTTTAGCCGCATCGTCGTGCGGCTTCTTTTCAATTACGCGCAAGGCGTCCGCGCGTTTGCCGGCGTCGTGCAGCCCCTCCATGATCTTAGTAATGGCATCGGCCGCCTCTTGGCTGGCAATCGCCTCGCCATCGCAAAAGTCCTTTGCCGTATCGTAAAGGTCGTTGATTTCCGCGAAAATCTCGGCCTCTGGCGGCGGCGCGTTGTGGCCGATGGTGGCGCGTGGGTTTGTGTCGGTCATAGTTTACCTCCCGATTGCATTGCTTGGCGTCTTACCCTGTCGTTTTCGGCCCAATTATCATTAACCGCATGCGCCTGCGCTAGCCGGATCGCATCATGCCGCACCACTATCCAGCCGGTTTCCTTTAGCAGTGCCATTACGGCCGCCGCCTCATGCGCGCCGATACGCTCGGCGATGATTTCAGTTGGTGTTTTCATCACATTTCTCCTCGCGTTGTACCGCCTCGCCCTCAATCACCTTAACGTCAGGCGGCAACACGCCGCACCGCCGCATTTCCTGTATGCATAGCCGCGCCTCAAAAGGCGTCATGTAGCGGGTTAGAATATCAATTAGGTTCACCATAATCTCCTCAAAACGGAATCTCGTCGTCTAAGTCGCGCGACCAGCCGGCGGCTATACTGGCCGGCACCTCAGGTTCGCGCTCATCAGCCCAATGTTCACCAACCCGATAATTACGCACGTTCGGGTACTTGCCGTTGTATTCAATTTCGATCTCGGCGGTGTCGCGCAATTCAAACTGGCGCAATAAGAATTCCTCCGCATTCGCGGGGAATGGTCGTTTGCCGCCGTGGTCTAGCCAGTAGTGGTCGGCCTTGGTCTTTGCAAATCCGGTGTGGCCTGGGCAAATCCAAGAATTAACGGCAAGCATGCCGCACATATAGGTAGCCTTCACCGAATCCGGCTTGCGCGCCCCGTCGCCGTTATCACGGCCCGCGTGCTCCTTGAAATCGCGCGCCGTAACCGCGCGCCACATATCAACCTCCGTTGACATAATCGGCGCGCTGCCGGCGGTCGCGGTAATCTTATCCTTTTCGTGGGCCGGAAAATCATAGCCGCAGCAATGGCATTTCATGACCGATATGTGAATCAGTTCGTCGCATTGCGGGCATTGCTTAACCGGTGCCTCGCCCGCACCCTTTCCTGGCTCTTTAGGTTTGACCATATCAATCGGGCCGTGCGTGTAGGCCAGTTTGGCAAAGTCCAACACAAGGCAATTCGGCTTCTCACTTGCCGCAATCGCCGCCTTGCGTTCATCCGGCGTGTTAAGCGGCATGCCGCGCGCATACAGGGCGCGCGTGCCTCGGCCGCCCATTTGGCAATATAGGGACAGGCTCTTTGTTGGCCTTAGAAAGCCAAGCAGGTCAACGCCCTTATGATTGAATCCGGTCGTTAGTACCGAATTGTTGGTCAGCGCCCTAATTTCATAATTCTTAAACGCCTCGATAAGATCGCGCCGCTCCTGCTTTGGCGTTTCGCCCGTAATAACCTCACACACAATCCCGTGCTGCCGTATCGCGTCACGAATATGCGTGGCGTGCTCAACGCCGGATCCAAATAGAAGCCAGCTACGCCGGTCTTGACCCTTAGTCACAATCTCGGCAACCGCCGCCTCGGTAACGTCGGCCTTATCAACTGCGGCCTGCAGCGCGTTTTGTTTATAGTCGCCGCCAAGTGTGCCGACGCCGGTAAGGTCAAACGCAGTGTCCATTGCCTTGCTGGTTAGCGGCGCAAGATATCCGTCCGCAATGCCCGCACCAATGCCGTAGCTATAAACCACCTCGTCAAAAATGCGGTCGTCGTGTTCGGTAAGCCGACCGCCGTCTAGCCGGTAATCAGTTGCGGTAAGCCCGACGATTTTCATATCCGGGTTGATTTCGCGCAAGCCGGCAATAAACTTTCTGTATTTGGTGTTATCGTTGAACGGAATCAGGTGGCATTCATCCACCATCAAAACGTCAACGTGCCCGATTTGGTGTGTCTTGTTATAGACGGTATGAATGCTGGCAAACATGATTTGCGCGTGGTGATCGCGCCGCCCTAATGACGCCGCATAAATGCCCGCCGGCGCAAATGGCCAAATGCCAAGAAGTTCCTCGTAATTCTGGCTAATAAGTTCCTCAACGTGTGCGGCAACTACCACCCGCATGTGCGGCCAACCACCAAGCAGTCGCTCGATTAGCGAGGCCATAACAAGCGACTTGCCTGTGTTGTGGTGCACGGTAAAGTCGTCTGTTAGATAGAGATGGTCACCATCTAATTCAAAACCAAAGAATTCCCCCTTGCCGACATATTCAACTGAAAAGCCAGTTACTAGCGGGTTTTTCTTTTGCAGTCGCGGCCTTGCTTGCTTCCTTGCAATCTTCGTTGGGATAATATCAACGTCGCCGGAAATGCAAACTCGCCAATAAGTTCCGCCTCCGCCTGTTTGGCAATATTTTTCGCATGGCTTAATGTATGCAGCCAGACCAAGGCTTCGGCATACAAAAACAACGTCTCGCGCCAATGTTTCAGACTTTGAAACATAGTCAAATACACACCCAGCCCTATCAAGAAACCCGTCGGAATCCAGTAATCCTGCAAGAATTCCTAATCTAGTTTCGCGCGAACCTAACTTGTATTCGTCTGGAATGAATTTGTCGCCTGCGCCGGTTCCGTGCGTACCGTTCTCGCGAAGCATGGCTGTTAGCCTGTTTGGCCTACAGCGATTGGCTAGTGGGTCCGTAAAGAATACATCCCGTGCTTTATTGTTTGGCCTTTGAGCTACGCGAACGTTTAACTCAGTTTCCGCAGCATAGTCGCAAAGCGCATCAAGAAATTCATGGTCTGGATTACAGGCCGACACTCCGTAAAGGAGGCAGCCGTCACCAATAAGCGCGCCCATAATCCAGGCGGGCACTCCAGGCTCTGGCCTAAACGGAAAATCGCAACCCGTGCGCCATAGTTTTCGAGTGTGCTTCCAATATTTCCCCTTGGTTAGCCAATCACGCACCTGAACGTTTTCAACGGTTCCGGCTCGCAATCCTCGCGGGCTTCTCTGCTTTACCTTGCCTTCTCCTGTAGTTTTAAGTGAAAGCACATGACCTGCATTAACAACAAATGACTCGCCCTTTACCGGTGTAATTCGATACAGGTCATCATACCCGCGCGCAAGTTTAAGCACGCGGCGCGCATTGCCGTCCGGCCCCATTACGTTATCGTTGGCGGCAACAAGCTCAACGGCTTTAACTGATCCGTCGTGCATCAATATGCGTGTTCCGGCAATGTGGCATCCGGTTGCAAGGTCAATTAGTGGGTTGCCGGCGTGGCTTCCCCAATAGTCAAAAACGGCATCAATAGCCTCTTGCTGGTAGTGGCGGAGTGTTAGCGTCATGCGCACACCGCCAGACGGCCAACAATATCCTTGAAAATCTGCTGCGCGCGCTGTTTGGAGAATCCAAACCGAGCTCCGATTTCAGAAAACAGATACCCCTCCGCGCGCATAGTTACTATTGCCCCATATTCCTCCAGCGATAACGCCGTTAGCAATTGGTGCGCATGTGTATTTTCAACCTGGCACGGCGCAATTGAAATAAACTCCAGCGCCTTATCATCAAGCACACCATTGCGCCGCTTTGCGCTAGCCGACTGCAGGAATGACGCGCGTACGCCGCGAGCCTGCCATACTACCCAGCCAAAGAAGTTGTTTTCTGCCTTGTATGTCTTCCATCTGCGCAAACAGGCCAAAACAACGTCGTTCACGAAATCCTCAACGTCTTGCGCCGCAACATTAAAGCGCCGAGCCATGCGATATATCAGGCGCTTGTGCGCCATAACCTTCGCATCGAACTCGGCGGGGCGGTCTATTACTGGCAAACTTGACATTCCGATTCCTGCTCGCGCAACATGCGCTCCATGTAAATTTCAAAAGCCTCGTCATCGCGGCGACGTTCGCGCCATAGACGCAGGTAGCGCTTGCGAGCTTCCCAAAAAACCGGATCGCCCGCGCCAAGCCGCCATACGCAAGCGGTTTGCCGTTAGTCGCCTTCTTAACTCCGGGTCTTGTGCCTTGCGTTCCGCGTCATGCTTTGCACGGGCCGCGTTTACCTTCGCGCGGTATTCCGGATCGGCGCGCCTTGCCGCCATGCGCAAGCGGTTTGCCTCGCGTTCTTTGGTGCGGTCGCGCGTCTTTTTCTCCATGCACCAATAAACATGCAATTATCCGGCGCCCCCTCAAACATTGGCGCTATTTGCTTCGGCGTAAACCCTGCCAAACCACAGCCAATGGCAACAATGTTGAATTGCATATCTGGGTTGGCTTTAGCAAATTTCACAAAATCACTGACATACGGCTCAATCTGCTCAAGCCGCATGGTCCTAATGTTTTCGTCTTTTGTAGGAATGGCGTAGCTATTGCCAGCCATTCCTACACCTTGACCATAAACCGCCCCATGCTCTTCTAGTGCAGCACGGGCGGATCCGGCACCGTGGATGCCCGCAAGGTTTGATCCAAACACAAATACCTGACGCATTATGCAGCCACCAGTTTTCCGTTTTTGGCTTTGTAGTAAGTGTTCGGCAAAAGCCCGTCTTTGCCGATCTCACCAATGGCGAAACCAATTGGTTTTCCAAAACTGTTGAATTCTGCAATTGCAATATGCGCTCCAATTGCACCTGACGCCACATTGTTACGACCGCACATTGCAATAACACCGTAATCCCCTGACGCGGCTAGTTGGGCGGAATCCCCTGACGCGGCCAGTTTGGCGGAATCCCCTGACGCGGCTAGTTTGGCGTAATGCCCTGATGCGGCTAGTTAGGCGTCATCCCCTGACGCGGCCAGTTAGGCGGTATCCC